GTCTAACGTCTCGCCCGGTTAACAACGCCAAGCCTGTTCCTACTCAAGTTACGCTAATCACAAGCGAATCAAACTTTGCACAATCACTTCCATACTCTACGCCACGAGCAATGACGGCGGCTGCCGCCCGCATTCCTCTTAACGACAAGGGTGAGGTTGAACACTTTAAGCAACGCCGTGCCGGAGCATCAAGTGACTGGCAAGGTGAGGCTTGGGAGTACTACGACGCGATCGGCGAGGTTAAGTACGCGTTTAACCTAGTTGCGTCCGTCGTCTCAAGAATTCGTCTCTACGCGGCGGCAGTTGATAACCCAGCGGAGACTCCAGTTTCAGTTCGCTCAAGTAACTTTATTGATCCTCGTCTTGCCGCCGCAGCTGAGCGCGCACTTGCAAGACTTGACTCCGCATACGGAGGACAGGCTGGTTTATTACGCGATGCAGCGTTAAATCTCTCAGTTTCAGGAGAGTGTTACCTAGTTCAGTTCCCTGCAAAGACAGGAACAGGAACTCCAGAGTCATGGGACATTCGCTCAACAGACGAACTACAGGTTGACTCAAAGAACGCATACATGATCATTCCACGTCGCGACGTAACGTCCGCAAGCCGTGGCGGAAACAACAACGCAATTAAACTTCCAAACCAGGCGTTCGTTGGACGCATCTGGAGAGCTCACCCACGTTACTCCGAGGAGGCTGACTCAAGCCTAAGAGGTTTGCTTGATCTCTGCGCCGAGCTTTTACTTCTAAACAGAACGTTTCGTGCGACCGCACGCTCACGGTTAAACGCAGGAGCTCTATATCTGCCGGACGGCCTCTCAGTTGCCGCACAGGGAGATCCAGACTATCCTTACGACGACGAGAACGAGTTAAATCCAGGCGTTACAGTCGAGGAGGCTGAGGACGAGTTTGAGGATCAGCTCATCGACGCGATGACAACTCCGATCCGCGACGAGGACTCCGCATCGGCGGTTGTGCCTTTAATTATTCGCGGACCTGCCGAGCTTGGCGACAAGATTAAGCAGTTTAAGTTTGAGCGTTCATTTGACCCAGCACTTGCACAACGCGCGGATCGTGTACTAGAGCGTATCCTTCAAGGACTTGACGTTCCTAAGGACGTAGTAACAGGATTAGCAAACGTTAAGTACTCAAACGCACTTCAAATTGATGAGGCTCTATACAAGGCACACATTGAGCCGTTGATGCTTTTAATCGCCGACGCAATCACGGTTGTTTACCTACGACCAGCGCTTATCGCATCAGGCTTTACCGAGGACGATGTAAAGCGTATCTGTGTCTGGTATGACCCATCACAGGTTGCAACACGTAATGACCGTGCGGCCGACGCTGACTCCGGATTTGACAGGATGGCAGTTTCAATGGAGGCGTGGAGACGTGCTCACGGATTCTCCGCCGCTGACGCTCCTGACGCGAAGGAACTTGCGATTCGTCTTCTTATCGAGAAGGGCGCCCTATCTCCCGAGCTTAGCGAGGCGATGATAAACGCAATATCTCCCGAGTTCATGAACAAGATCCGCGAGGTTCAAAACGCAGGATCACCTGCACCGATAACCCCTGAGATTCAACAGGCACTTGACGAGGCAGCAGGACTTACTCCTCCGCCTGCAGAGGAAACACCTGAGGAGACACCACCTTTACCACCGCCACCAACAGAGGAAGGAACACCACAGTAGATGTTAGACAACCAAAACCCTAACATGATCGTTCAAAAGCCGGAGCTAGTTGAGGCATTAGCCGAGCTTCTAGGCAATGACGTAGTCATGTACTTTAAGGCACACGGACATCACTGGAACGTCACAGGACGTGACTTTGCACAGTTCCACGAGTTCTTTGAGGAGATCTACGAGGACCTTCTCGCTCAGTTTGATCCGATTGCCGAGAACATGCGTAAGCTTGGCGCGGTTGCACCTTACACTCTTGCCGAGCTTTCAAACCTATCCTCGATGCAGGACATGGACTGCGGATCAGACGCGATGTTGATGGTTCAAGATCTTTATGAGGCAAACAACGTCATGCTTAAGTATATCGACGACGCGTTTCAGATCGCGTCCGATCTTGATGAGCAGGGAATAGCAAACTACCTAGCCGAGCGCGACGATAAGCACAAGATGTGGCGCTGGCAGTTAACCGCGTACCTAAGCCCAACCCAGGCGGACAGCTTGGGAAAATCTGAGGCTGTTCAACCTGTAGTAGTAGGAGACACCGAGAAGGTTACTCCTATGGTTGAGCAGCTTATGAACGACGCTGATGGTTGTCCGCTTTGTGGCTACGGAGAGTGCGTATGCCCAGGGTGTGACGGAGGAATCTGTCTTTGCTCTGAGGCGTGCGCATGTCATCACTGTCACGTAGTAATGAGTGGCAGCGAAGAGTTTGATGAGGATCAGCAACAAGAGAGTATGCCAGACGAGGTCATTGCGTATGATGAGCCGTTTGATGATCTAGGTTCGTACGAAGAGTACGGCGCGTTGATCGCCGCAGGTAAGAGTCCTTGCTGGGACGGATACAAGCAGGTTGGAATGAAGAAGGGCAAGAACGGAAACATGGTTCCAAACTGTGTTCCTATAGATGCAGCCGATGACTCTGACTCAGAGCTTGCAGCATCTCGCCGCGCACCTAAGAAGGACCGTATCTACGGATCAAAGAGAAACGCACCTGGTTCCGCTAAGGGTGGAAAGAAGATAGTATTTAGTCAAAAGGTTGAAAACGCACTTCGCAACAAGGTTGAGGAGCACAACAAGAACGCCTCGGCTGGACGCAAGGCAACACTTCCGATGTTAAAGGCCGTGTATCGCCGCGGATCAGGAGCGTTCTCGTCTAGTCATCGGCCAGGTAAGACAAGAGACCAGTGGGCAATGGCTCGAGTTAACGCATTTCTAAAACTTTTAAGATCAGGACGTCCCTCAAATCCAAACTATAAGCAGGACAACGATCTTTTACCTAAGGCGCATCCTAGGTCAAGTCGCGGCGAGGCCTCACTGCTTCAACATGAACTTCTTGAGGTTGCACTTAAGAGCGCTGATGAATACGGCTCTCCTGAGCATGCAATTTTCTCGATGGCAGAATACACAGGACTTGGCTACGAGGTGATCCCAGCCCTACGAGGCGCGTGGCTACGCGGTGTACGTGACGGTGACGTACCGTTTCAACGTGCGTATGAACTAGCAACTAATCTTTACAACTCAAGGGACTCTGACCTGCTTCCTAAGAAGCGCAGACAAGCATCAGGAGAATAGCATGAACTCAAGCTCACCTATCGACTACATGATCGAGCTAACTCAAGTAAGAGACGCTGCAAACGCGATTAAAAATTCTAAAGAACCAGTGTCACTAAACGATAAGGTAGTTGAACTTGTTACCAGTGCAAACAAGATGGCTCTTCCGGAGCGTCATGTTGTTCCTCGCCACGCGTTGATCGTAATGACCCGCGCAATGAAGGAGCTTTCATCTCTGCCAGATGAGTCACGTGAGGCCGGTGTTCTTCGCGAGGTAACTAAGTTTATATCGCTAAGTCAAAATACCTTTCGTGCCAATGACATGTATGCAAAGCACACCGATCTCTTACCTGCAGGACATCCTCTGTCAGATAACAACGATTCTCTTTCAACTGAGGAGTACCTAGAGAAGTACTCTGCCTGGCTTTCTGCAGACCCAGGAATCTCTGACGACGTTCGCCACCTAGTTGCGGCCGCGTACTCACAGATGCCAGGAACCATCGAGCGCGAGCATGCGTTTGTTCGTCTGCGCGCGGTAAAGGCATCTAGCATTCCATCCTACTTTAAGATGGATGCACCTGCGCTCGTTGCCGCATTTAACTTTGGTGACGGTAACTCGTCCGCCGCACGCAGAGCACGTGTTGCACTGCAGTGGCGTGATCGTTTTGGTCGTTGGGTTGAGATGGGCCGTGGAATTAACTTTAAGTTTAGACTTCCTGACGGAGGTATCGGCAATGCCTCAGGAACGTACGTCGGCAGTGATGCCAACGCCGGATACAGTGGAAACATATTTAAGAAGGAAGCTAACGCGGGTTACGTTGAGGTAAAGGGAAATGAAAACGTACCTGACGGAATCTACTCAATTAGAAATAACAACGCCGAGGTGTTTAAGGCTCGTCTCTCAGAGGCAGAGCTTGATAGAGCTGGAGTCGATACTAAGAAGTCTGCAAGATATAAGATGTCATCTCAGTTCGATGAGTCAATCCCAGATCTAAGTGATCTGCTTGCGACAAAGGTTGACGCACCTTCAGGTTGGACAAAGAACGAAGACGGATCATTTACGTCAGACGACGATTACAAGGTAATTCCAAACAAGGACGGATATGCAGTTCATCGCCTTGATCCAGACGGCAACACCGGCGAGAAGGTTGCAGATACTAAGACCTGGGCCGACGTTCAAAACTCCGCGGTTGCAGATCAAAATGAGTATGACAAGTATAAGGAAGAGGTAGAGTCCGGACAACTTCCTCTAGGTGACGGCGCTAAGCCTGAGCCTCGCTACTCAAGAATGAACAGAGACGTTCAACGTGAGATCAAGCAGCTTGAGGACCAGATTCCGGCAAATCAAGAATCAAATAAAAATATCGACGTACAGATTGAACGCGCGATGAGTGGCGAGGACTCACAGGGACGCGAGATTCCAGGAGGATGGTACTCACAGATAAATCCAAATACACTTGATGAGACCTACTACAAGGATATACCTGGCGCTACACGTTCAGACGAGTACCTAGTAGCTGTAGTTGATAGAGACGGAGATATACTTTACGGCACAGGAGGTGAGTGGTTTAACGAAGGCAAGAGAGTCGACTCGTGGGACAAGGTTACAGCAGATGTCCCAGACATCATTGAACAAGTAAATAAAGGACGTGCTGTACTAAGATTAGAACCACTTGATATTCCTAGTGAAGATGCAGCGGTACCTTCTGCTGAGACTGAAGTTACACGCCCAAAAGTATCTAGCTCCGTAGAGGTATCAGCACCAGAACTTTTTTCTGGGTTTGATGTTCCTAACGGAGCATTTAGGTTACGTACAAACGAATATGAGCCAGAAGGTCGCATTGATGAAAAATCAACTGACTTTACGGACACTCCATCTATAATTGCAGTTAGGTATCCACTAGACATTCTTGTTCGTGCATTTACCGAGTCATTGATCGGTAACGTAGATGAAAACATATTAAACGAGATAGTAGATATAAACGATGACGGAGACGGTAGTATACCTGATCTATCAGAGGTACAGGATGTGCTTGAGCAACGCGCACCTAGAGCTGATATTGGTCGTGCTTCAGGAGCAGGCTCACTTGAATTTAACGCGGGAGAAGAATTTATCCCAGCCGAGGCTTTGTACAACGCGGTTTGGCTTGCAGGCGGAGATCCAAACCGTGTAATCGCAAATGCCTATGACGCAATAAACGGAGATCGTAGCAACTTAAATAAACTTATTCAAGCCCAGGGCGGTATCCCGTCTCCCGAGGATGAAAAACTTATAGTTGATATCCAAGATGAAATTAGGATCATCGAGGAGGTAACACCTGAGAATGAAGAAGTTATTGCAAATTCAAAAGAACTAGATAAAAATGACGATGACCTAGAGCTTCCAGGTAACCTTATTGAGAATATTCCTGTAGAGTTTACCAACCCAGACTACTACAACTACTACAACATGGATCTAGCTCCTTACGTACCAGCCGTGCTTGAGACTGACGAAAATGGAGCAACTGATAATCCTAAGTTAATCGCAATAATGACCGAGTCCGCTGATCTAATACAGCAACTTCAAGTTGGAATTAAGGATGGAACAGGATCAGCACTGATTAGATTTGGCGGTGACGCTATATCGATAGTTCCTGTAGAGGCTGTCCGTGATGCTCTTCAATACCAAGGTATAAACACAAATGATATTTTATTTAAGATCCGCGATGAATCTAAAGAAGAAAACGCAGGTTCCTCAGCTCTTCAAGCGCACTCACAGATGATTAAGGATCTTATAGAACAAGCTGGCGGTACTGTTGATGACGACACGGCTAATAAGATTCGTGACGTTATAAATGAAAAAGGACTTGTTGATTGGTCCGAGGCAGACGACGCAGAGATAATTGATGCAATTACTGAAGTTGCTGGTCCTGACATACTTAGAGAGTCACCTGCTCAACCAGCGGCGCGCCGACTTCCTCCGACAACAGGAGAACGCCAGGCTCCACAGGTGCCAGCGCCTGAGACTCCTGCAGCGCCAGCTGTTAACTATCCTGGACCTCGTCAACCTGGGTACACCGCGGCAAATACAACCTTAGATATTGATGGAAATGTTATTTCGTCTGGTACGCGTGTTATCGCAACTAAGGATGGAAAACAAGGACGTGTAATAAGTATTCAAAACGATCCAGAGTACGTTCGTGTTGCGTTTGATGACGGCACCACCGCGGTTCGCTCTGCATTTAAGATACGAGCAATGGCCACTGCTGATGGTTCAGCGCCTGTTGCCGCACCAGAAGCTTCTCGACCAACTGCGCCTGCACCATCAACAGACGTTGCTGAAAGACTTGATCGTCCAACTGCAATCGCACCTAGAATTGCAAGAGCAGGGGATACAGTTGGAGTTAATGACGTAGATAGTAAAGTTCCAGATGAACTTAAGGATCTAACACAGAAGGATGTCCCACAGACTAAGTTTTCCGCCTGGGGTTCTCGTGACGCAGAAATTGCAAAGGCGGCTAATAACCGAGTAAAACTTGAAGAGCTTGAGACGGCTATGCGTGAAGTTTCCGCGGCAAGAGAAGAGCGTGACAGAGACAAGATTAAGGAAGCCCAGGACAGGTTAAATTTAATTGCGGCAGACATATATGGAGCTCGCGAAGGCATATCGTTTGGTGCAGAGTACTACACACTTAAGTTCTCAGCTGCACAAGTGTACGGATTTGGAACTCCTGAAGAGATTCGCTCTGGCAGTAAAAAGGTTCAGATGGAAGTTTCATTTGATGTGCTTGCACAAAGTGGAAACATCGTCGGTAGTGTGCGTCGAGGCTTTTCAATAGAAACACTGATAGCCCCTGATGGCACAAGAACAAAAAGTGTCGTAGCCTCGAATAACTACATGAGTGTTACCGGAAAAAATAAGAAAAAAGGATTTGCAAGTGCATATAACCGGTATATGGAAAATTGGTACATCGCAAATGACGTTAAGAAGGTAAATGTATTCGCCGCCGGCGGACGTAACTACCAAGGTGGATTTGTCTGGGCGTTAAACGGCTTCGGTTGGTCATCTGATCGTGGTGCTGACATCAAGGATATTACAAATAAAATATCAAGGAACGCAAAGAACGTAGATGAAAAGGCTATTGCAACTAGACTTTCAAAGAAGCTGTCAGACTCATACAACAGAGATACCGGTAAGTATGATCTTTCAAAGGCTCCAACACCAATGGAACTTGCATTGGTTGGCTGGTACCCAGGAGCAACCGACTGGGTAGGAAAGTCAGTCATGACACAAACATCCTGGAATGGTACTAAGAACTTAGTTCCTACTGCAAGAGAACAAGTTCAGGCAATAAACTATAACCAAGTTAAGAACGCTGAGCGTCGTATACAGGCTGGACAAAATAAACCTAACGTAAGTTCAGAGTTACTTGCATACGTATCAACCAATGACTTCCAGACAAGTAGCCCAGAGCTATCACCGTACATCGATCAAATTAGAAATGTGCTAAGAAATAATGATCCACTTGGAAAGTTATCTCCAGACGCTAAGACAGCATTAAGTAAGTACATAAGTTCTGAGATGATAAGCAAGGATAGCAAGGTTCCAATTGAGGATACATTTAAGCTTCGCAACGCATTAACTGCCGAGTATAGAGCTGACTACGCGTACTCTGATCCTTTTGAAGTTGGAGCTGAACTTTCTCAATTTACTTTTGATGATTTCCAAAATGACAGCGCTAAGATTGAAAATGCCGGTTATTCCTACAGAGAACTTTCAGTTGACGAGAGTGGAATGAACACAACGTGGGAGGTAACGCACGTTGCCAGTGGTCAGGTGTTCTACGTAAAGAACGAGGAACTTTCTAGAAGATGGAACAGCGTCCGTGGAATTGCAGGAGAGCTAGAGATGTCTATTCTCATGAACGCGATGGGAATGAATGGAACATATGGAGTTCGCGCGTCTAGTGAGGAAGAAGACATCATCATTATGTCACGCGCAGGAGCAAATCTTCCTATTACACTAGAGCCTATAAATGCATCTAAAATGCTAAGCAGCGGTCTTCCTTCTCCAGACGGACAAAAGTATCGCGGTAATGATCCTAAAAAATTTATTAAAGATCTAAAGAACCCAGAGGATCTACTGCGCATGTCAATCCTAGACATGATGGGAAACAACAAGGATCGCCACGACGCCAACTGGATGGTTGCGTACGACAGTACAGATCAAAAGATAGTTATCTTTCCTGTAGACAACTCACTTTCAGCTGTTAGCACAGATGAAGGTGATAGTGAAGATCAAATGATTAGTTTTCTAGGTCAAGAGTGGCGTGAGGACGTTGGAAGGGTGTATGAGAACAACATGCCTGCGCTTATTGCACTTGCCGGAAAGGACAGGGCGTACGCAATGTATAAAAATGAGGTTCAAAAGATCATTGACAACATTGATAATGAACTTGTTAAGCCTAAGGGTGAGGAACTTGCCGCACTTATAGACAAGTGGGGAACTTACGAGGCGTTTAGAGACGCCATGACTACTAGGTTAAAAAATCTAATCACTGATGGAACAGCCACAAACAGAGAGTTAAAGTCGGCAATGAATCTAGGATACTGGGGATAGGACAAAATGATAAAAGTACTTCGTGCATACGATCTGTCAACTGACAGCCACATATTTTCTATCGTCGCTGATGATAAGGGATTCAAGTACGTGTTCTCAAAGAGCAACGTTTTATTTGACTCTAAGAAGCGTGTACAGATGCTTATGGAAAAGGATAGTGATTCTTCCACTGGATTTAAGGCAGATGACTTTCTAACCATTGCCACCGCAGGACTTACCTTCTTCCGTTTCGCGGATGTTCGCGAAGAGGAAAATGAAAAGATCGCTATTGCCGAGGAAACACTCTCAATAGATAAGGCACTTGATAGATCAGCTGCTGATTCAAACATAAGTGATATTATTGTAAGAACAAACGACGATATTGACCAGGTGCTGACTGACTATCCTGATCTGTATGATCAACTGTCAAGTGATGACCCAGATCAAAAGATCACAGCTGATGGCATGTTAGAGCTTGTTCTTGCGGCAGTTGGAGATATTGATCCACAGGGACCTAACGCGTGGTTACTTGACATTCTTGATGGAAAGGAAATGCCAAAAGGAACTGTAAACGACATTGTAATTGGACAAAGCACAATTGCGCTTACCGCTGCCGTTGACGCAGAGGAGTGCCCTCCTGCTACCAAGGACATAGTATTAAACATAAAAAATCGTCAAAACGCGATCGACAACATCGGATATGGTCCGTTAAATCCAGAAGAGCCTAATGATGAGTTCTGGCAAGGCAAGGCTGACCGCTGGAACGTGACTATAGAGGAGGCTAAGACTAGTCGTTGTGGAAACTGTGCGGCGTTTATTCAAACCTCTAAGATGAAGGCTTGTATCGCGGATACTCTTCAAGAAGGAGATAAAAACGTTGCAGATTCCTATGACGTGGTTGCCGCGGGCGATTTAGGATATTGCGAAGCGCTTGACTTTAAGTGTGCTGCCGCGCGTACCTGTGACGCATGGATAGCTGGTGGGCCCGTAACCGACGAGACAAGAAAAGAGCAGGAATGAATCACGTAGGTAAGAATGGATCCCGTGTTCTATTCACCGATGATAAAAACGGTGTAGTAGTTGATGTTGACGAAAACATTGTCGTTGACTCAGGTTCTATAACTACTCTTCTTGCCTCCGCATCCTGGGAAGAACATGATCTTGATGAAGACTCATCTGCGTACGAACTAGCAGAGGCTGCGTTAACTACTCTTGACATAGCGGTAGTTGCAGCAGGGTCTCGTCTATACACAATTCCTAAGTCAGCGCAGGCTGAGGCAAAGAAGGCACTTGAATGGCGTAAGGAGTATAAGCGCGGTGGAACTCCAGTCGGAGTAAACACGGCACGAACACTCGCGAAAGGTGGACAAATTGGTATCGAGAAGGTACGTCATATTGCGAAGTATTTTCCGCGTCATGAGATTGATAAGAAGGCGAAAGGATACGAGCCAGGTGAGCAGGGTTTCCCGTCTCGCGGGCGTATCGCGTGGGCTCTCTGGGGTGGCGACTCCGCGTGGAGATGGGCACAGCAGATCGTTGAACGAGAAAACAAAAAAGCATTAAGAGCTGACGGCTACGCTCTCCCTGGATACGATGAAGATACGTATGATTTCTTAAAGGAAAATAACTATGACGCTGATCTAAGTTCTTTTGCGTCTGACGGCGTGGAGTTTATTGCTCGCATGCGCATGGATGGATCGGGAATTGATCGTCTGTATAAGATCGATGAGGATCTATCAGTTGCGGTGTGGGACGCAGGACAGTGGTACACACTTGGAGACGTTGACCCTGACCTAGCCAGCTACGACCTAGCACTCGATGAGTTTGAGAGTAACGTTGAGTTTAGCCACATCGAGATTGATGCAGAATCTGCGCTGTTCCTATCTGCCTGCTTCCAGGAGAACCCAAACGATCCTGTGTCACTGTTTGATGTTAACTACGAGGAGGCAGAGTTAATTCTCAAGGCTGCCAACGAACTTGATCTAGAATTTCTTGACAGAACTATAGTTGCGGTTGCAGCTCCTGTAACTAAAGGTGATGGCGTATATACTCCTGAGGAAAGATCACAGAAGGCACAAAAGCAGGTACGCGATAAGACAGGTAAGTTTGCAAAGCAAGGCGGACGCGTTGTTGTAGCAGGTGACTCAACTAAACGTGGAAGTATCGTTGCTATAAATCCACAGAAGTCAAGCGTAACCGTAAAGCTAGACTCGACTGGTAACACCGTTGAGGTTCCGGCAAACCTAACTGAGCCTGAGAACAACGTAGTTCCTGGAGTTCAATCAGCTCCACTACCCGAGGTGCTTGGACTAGATACCACAGGAATTCTTGGACAACCTCGCACACCGATTGATCGTCCATACGTTCAACTGCCTGGGACTCTTCCTCACATGAACCAACAGGACATTGCAAAGATGCAGTCCGACTGGCCCGCGTTTGTTAAGGAACAACGCGACGCGTTCAACAAAGGTTCACAAATTACTGCTACTCCAAAATCAAAGTTAATCACAGGACCTGGACAGGTTCCTGAGTTTGAGAAGCCAGATTTTCTTGTTGAGCTTGAAAACCTAACAGGTGTTAAGTTAATAACCGATCCTTACAAGCATCCGGTGCTTAGCGACTTTCTAAACAAGAAGGTAAAAGGCTCAGACGGAAAGTACTACTACCCAAATAAACTTTACTACCAACCAGCTGTTTCAAGAGTAACTGCAGCGGCAGGTCAGTCAGTCGAGATGACTCCTGAAACATCTGACGTTCAGCCTCTGTTCTTTGCCATCGTTTCAGCCGACGACCCAAGCGCGGTACTTGATCTTGTTTCACTCGTGCCTGCAAGCTCAACCACAACCGATGCGATGACGTACGTTCGCAAGGATAAGAAGTGGGTACGCAGCGAGGCAATTCTTGTTGACATGAACTCACCTACACCTCCGCCTGTTGTTCCACTTGACGCGGCATCATTAAAGTCCGTTATCGAGCAGGTTGATGGAATTACCTCGGTTGCAGCAAGTGTAATGCCAGATGAGGAACTAATTACAGTTCTATGGGGTAAGGGTGGAAAGGTAATGTTCCTAGCCTCTCCTAGTGAGGAGGCGCTTACCGCGGCCGGAATAGTCGTAGCCGAGGAGCAGGATCTCGCCGACGCGCTAATTCAGATTACACAGAAGTATGGAAAGTTTAACGAGGATGACTCAGGCGTATGGGCTGGATACACTCCTGCTGCTGAGAACGATATAAAGGACATCGGAGTTAACTGTGCGAACTGCATGCTCTACGCAGGAGGAGACGTCTGCAGGATCATCGAGCAGCCGGTTGAGCCAATGGGTTACTGCCGATTTGCCTTAATCCCAGACGGAGTTGTTAAGCCTAAGCCAATGCAGGCAGCAGGCGGTGCAGATCGCAACCGCGGAAACGCAGAGAACCTACGTCGCTACTGGACGATCGGCAAGGGTGGACTTAAGATTCGTTGGGCAACACCTGGAGACTGGACACGCTGCTACCGCAACCTAAAGAAGTACATGGGTCCAA